CGATGGGTGCCGCAAGCAGATACAAAATTTGGAACATCTGCACCGTCTGCTCCAGCAGGAGGAGATGTTTGGGTTGATACAACAGACCTAGATAGTTTTCCATTAATTAAAGAGTATGTAAGCAATGTATGGGTAACTAGAGATAATACAGATCAAAGCACACCAAATGGTGTTGTATTTGCTGACTTAACATCAACAGCGGCTGACCAAACTAACAATGGTGGTGCAACTGGTGTAGATAGTAATGCTCCAGATCCAGTATTATACCCAGGTGGTACATTGTCCGTTAACTTAATTCATTCAGGATTGGTTGTTAAAGAATACAATGCGGCCAATGCGGGTGCATTTAAATGGCGTTCAGCAAGTGGTACAAAAGCAAACGGCGCAGGTAATTTTGGTCGTAATGCTCAACGTGCAGTAGTTGTTAAGAAGATGCAAGCGGCATTAGTAGCAACTAATTTAAGAGCTGAAACATTAACATATAACTTGATTGCATCTCCTGGTTATCCAGAATGTGCAGACGAGATGTTAGCATTGAGTGTAGATAGAAAAGAAACTGCATTCTGTGTTATAGATACACCATTTAGATTAGCACCAACAGGGGTAACTGCATATATGGCAGGAACTGGTGGAAGTGAAAACGGTGAAGATGCCCTTATTACTAAAGATAGTAAAATGGCAGTTTACTACCCCCCAGGGTATTCAACAAATACCGATGGTTCAACAGTTGTTGTTCCTCCAAGTCATATTGCACTTAGAACTTATGCTGTTAATGACCAAATTGCATTTCCGTGGTTTGCACCAGCAGGTTTAACAAGAGGTGTTGTTTCCAATGCAACTAATGTAGGCTACATTGACGATGAAAACGAATTTGTAGCAGTAGCATTGAACCAAGGTCAAAGAGACACACTTTATGCAAACAAAGTTAATCCAATCGTTAACTTCCCAGGACAAGGTTTAATTGTTTTCGGTCAGAAAACATTAAGTCCTGCAGAAAGTGCATTGGATAGAGTTAATGTTGCGAGACTTGTAGTTTATATCAGAGAAAGACTCGAGTCACTAGCAAGACCATTTGCTTTTGAGCCAAATGATGAATTAACTCGTGCAAATGCAAGAAATGCTGTTGAGAGATTCTTAGCAGACATTTACGCAAAACGAGGCCTGTTTGACTTCGCAGTTGTTTGTGACACCACAAATAACACGGCTGGCAGAATTGATCGCAACGAATTATACATTGATGTTGCTATTGAACCTGCAAAAGCCGCAGAATTCATTTATATTCCAATACGTGTTGTAAATACAGGCACTTTATAATATTTTAACTTAATTAACCCGGTGGATAAACCATCGGGTTAATGCATTTTGGGAGAATCCAATAAATACTAGAAACGATTTGTTGGAGATTATTACATGGCAAATTTAACGAAATTTGGTGTACCATTAGGTAATACAGTTACTCCAGTTATTATGCCTAAGTTGGCGTATAGATTTAGAGTAACATTTGTTAACTTAGGTGGAAGCGGAGAAAATTCGATAAAACTGAGTAATCAATTAATGTCAGTAAGTAAGCCGAATTTGAGCTACGATCCGATTCAAGTTGATGTCTATAACAGTAAGATTTTCATGGTTGGTAAACATACATGGGAAACTGTTACAGTTACTTTTAGAGATGACATTAGCAACGAATCAGTTATCGCACTCAATAAACAAATCCAACTTCAATTAGACCATGATGCCCAAAGTGCGCCAACCTCAGGCGCTCAGTATAAGTTTCAAACAGTTATTGAAACTCTAGACGGTACAAATGGTGATTCATTTGATTCAGACAGTAATGTGTTAGAGTCATGGAAGATGTCGGGTTGTTTTATTAGTAGTATTAATTATGGAGAAATGGATTATGCAAATAATGCAATTCAACAAGTTAGCACAACTATTCAATATGACAACGCAAGTCATGAAGCGGGAACATTGGACGGCAACGATATAAACACATTAACTGGCCATTCATTACCAGTACTACAATCTAATAGCTCTGCAACATCTTAATATAAACTTTATATAGGGGTTAATGCATGGCATTCTTAGGTAAGATTCTGGGCAATTACGCAGATCAAAGTTTTGAAAATATGGTCCCATCTGGAACCTCTGCGACTGCTCTACCCAGGAAATCATATCAGTGGACTTTGGGTCTTGAAGTTTATCCTAATGAAGGTGCTAGTAATTCAGATAACCCTAAAGCAGAAGAAGAGACTTCACTTTGGGAAGATGCAAAAGCATGGGGAGACGAAGCACTATTTGGTTCAGACCCCCCAGACCCAAATAAATTTCAAGATATAAATTCACTTTTAAAACGAGCAGTTCTTGTTCCTCAATCTGTACAATTACCACAAACGTCAATTGATAATACATTATTGAATCAATATAACAGAAAAAGAATTGTACAAACAGGTCTTCAATTTTCACCGGTAACTATTACGTTTTATGATACACGTGATAATCCTATTACGTTATTAATAATGCAATACTTAAATTATTACTGGAGAAATTTTAGAGTAGATCTTAATGGTAGTAATAAAGATTTGTCAAATACTGGAGACAAAGGAGCCAAGCACAGTGAAGGACTTAGTTTAACAGAAGATGCTTATGAAAAAATAACATCCGCATCTGAGGCTTTTGGTTATTATCTACCAAACTATACTGAATTAACTTCAAAATTAGATGGCATTCTATCAGGTGCAAATATAGGTGGTAGAAATAAGTACTTTTTTAGACGAATTTTTATTAATAAAGAGCATGGTTCAAGTTCATCATATGTTCGTAAAAATACACCAAAACGAATTAGTCATATATTATATCATCCAGTAATTACAGATATATCATCTAGTGATTTAAGTTATACCGATAATGGCATTATAACATATAGTATAACCTTTGCATACGAAAATTGGTCAGTATATGATTATGGCGATGCAAAAAATTCAAGTAGTTTATATGATACAGCATCAGATTACTTTAGTAGTGGCGAGCCAGCCCCAGCACCAACAGGAACACCAAACCCACATGCGGGTTAGGATTTTAATATGGCAGTAGTAGCAACAGCAAATGAAGGAAGTTATGTTAGTACACTATTAACGAATAGTGATAGCGTCGTTGTGATTGATGATATTGAACTTGGATTAATTAAAAAAACATTGCTTGATAATGGAACAAACGAAAGTGTAGTAACAAACTTTGCTAAAGAGATAATCCTAATAGCAAAAACATTAAAAATGAATGCCCAAGATTTAGCCACCCAAATTGTTGAAGGTGCTATTGATTTTGATGATCAAATTTATTCGCAGTTAAATTCAAGTCGTAATCTAACTAGTAAAATAGGTAAGATTAACTTAGAGCAAAATGCTCCATTAGTAAATGAATTATTTTTTTAAGATGAAAAATGCCAAAGTATCAACAAGGAACTTACACACCAACAAATCCAGCAAAGTATGTTGGAAAACATGACCCCAAATACCGTTCTGGTTGGGAACTCGTGTTTATGCGGATGTGTGACAACCATTCAGGCATTATAAAATGGGCATCAGAAGCAACTAAAATTCCATATAGAAATCCATTTACAGGCCGCACACACAATTACATACCAGATTTTTTTATTGTTTATCAAGATAAAAACGGTAAATCTCATGCAGAAATTGTAGAAATTAAACCAAAAGCACAAAGTAAATATATGGAAGGGCAAAGGCGTTCAGATAGGAATGCTTTTGTATTAAATGTTGCCAAATGGCAATCTGCAGATGAATGGTGTAAACGCCAAGGCATGAAATTTAGAGTAGTAACAGAAGCGGATATATTTAAAAACGTTAAGGGAAAATGACAGAAAAACTAGAACAACTGTTTAATTTGCCCCCGGCAGAAACAGACGAGCAAATAAATTTAGATGATGTAAAATTGGAAGTAGATGCTGACGCATTACCAGCAGTAACAGAGCCTATTTCGCAAGAAGTAATGGATACTGGGTTTAAAATTGATGCGGCACTAGATACTGTTAGAAATTTACAAGATTCTGACCTTGATATGGATACTCTTGCTAAAAAAGCAACTGATGCATTTGATGATCTATTAGATTTAGCAAATAATGTAGAAGACAGACATGCTGGAAAAATATATGAAGTTGCAAGCACAATGCTTGGAAATGCAATAACTGCAAAACAAAACAAACAAGATAGAAAATTGAAAACAATCGAATTACAATTAAAAAAATTAAAACTGGAGTCTGATACTACGAACCCAGGTCTAAACCAAGTAATGAATGATGAAGTTGTTATAAATACTAGAAATGATTTGTTAGCAAATCTATCTGCTTATAAGGGTTAAAAAACTGATGAAAGATTTTCGCACATACGTAGCCGAGGCTAAAAAAGTCAATGAATATAAACTCAGATTAGCTCTAAATGAGTTGACAGATTCGACTAACGTAGGTAAAATAAAGCAATATTTAGAGCAATATGGATTACATGGATTTAAAAATCCTAATAAAACAATAATCCAAAAGAGCCCGATGGGCCTTAAAACTCACAATGCTGAAGTTTTCATTGTTGAGTTTTCAACGGATGTTCCGTTAAGTTTACAAAAAGCACGACAAGATTTATGTCATGCATTAGATGTAAATGAAAACTTCTTAATTGTTAATGATAAGAACCATGTATTAGAGCAAGAAGAAGAAGAGGCTCAAGCAAACGAAACATACGAAACCAAACTTAGTACTTCAAGTGAATACAGTAAAAAAGAGATAGATGCAGTAGATGGTCCACAACAATTTGGTAATGAATTCGTTGATGCTTTCTTAAAAGAGATGGAAGTAGATAGAAAAGAACGTGAAAAAGCAGAGGTATCAGCATGAATACAGTACTACCAACAACTAATCCAGCAGTAGAAGATATTAAAGATCTTGCCCGAAAATTAAATGAATTAATGGGTGATGATAAGGAAACAACTGATGTTGTCGAAATACCGCCAATTGAAGATCAAGATGCTGATCCAGTTGGAGATGGTAATGATCAAGATGATGGCAAACAGGATGGAAAACACTTAACAAAAGTTAAGACTTTGTTAAATCGTATTGAAATTCTATCTGGTAATGAATTTTTTGACACACAAGATAGAGCAAGGTTAATGAACATCGTTAAAAAGATGTTACAAGGGGATCATGTTCCATACAATCATGTTTATATTTTAATTGATATGTTGCTACAACTTTTAGAGTTCTTAGAGCATGATAGCATGGTTGTAATGCGATTAGTTTCGTACTTAAAAAATAAAGATAAATTTGATTATTAAAAGGATGGTATAATGGATATTACTATACAAAACGCTTCTGTACAAGATATGGACAGACTAATGAAAATGATTGACGGTATGTCTGATGAACCACCAGTAATGCCATCTGATGACGACGCTCCAATGGGAGGCGGTTGTTCTGTCTGTGGAGGTGATGACCATGGAGACCACGACCATCCACATGATGATGCTTCACCTGAGCCGAGCCCTTGTGGTAGTGATGATGACGAGCCAGTTGACCATGCACAAGTAATGAGAAAACACATGGGTACGCTTGCAAATGCCGCCAATGACGTAGAAGAAGGACGTCATGGAAATGCACCAGCAAATACAAATGATGGAGCACCAGATGTTAAAGGTGATACACATACTGATTATAGTATTAGAGGTGCAATAAAGAACCATCATGCATCAACAATTTCAGGTGATAATCCATTAGACGATATTAAAGAATCAGAAATGCTTGAACGATATACTGGTTTTACTGGTAGAGACTTATCTAAAAAAAAAGATGATATAGAAGAAGCAGAACCAGGTATTCAACAAGCACGACGAGCGGTACAGGCGGGAAACGCCCCCGCACCAGCACCAGCACCACCTGATCCAAAAGTTGCTCAACAAGCAAAACAACAACAGGTAGCCGCTCAAAAAGCAGTTGGTGAATTATCC